TTACATGAAGGAACACGATATCAATCCTAAAAAATTGATTATGTTCACTGACGGTTATCCTTGGGATAGCTGGGGTGATCCAGATTACTGCGATACTGTATTCATTATTCATGGCAACGATACAATCGTTCCTCCTTTTGGTACTCATGCATACTACGAATTTAAGTAAAGGAAAAATAAACTTACTTAACGCACTTAATGTGCGTAAAGTAAGTTTTCCTGCAAAACATTTTAAATTTATCATTATAAACAAAGCTACTCCTGGGTTACTACTATCTTTAGATAAATGGATATACGAAAATCTTAATGGAAGATACTATATAGGATCCAATCTTTCCCTTATTAACAACAGTATCCAATACGTAACTGAGATCGGATTCGAAGTAGAAAAAGAAGTAAGCTTTTTCAATATTGCCTGCCCGTATATCTAAAATAGATAACTAGTAATATTACTTACTATAGGAGTTCTTATGACAGAAGAAATCAAACAACAAGAAATGCCCGCAACACCCGAAGCTGCTGAAGCAGAGTCTTCAGATCTCAATGTAAATGATCTTAATGCAATGAAAACCATTATTGACATCGCTAGTTCAAGAGGTGCATTTAAACCTAACGAAATGATAGCTGTAGGGCAGGTATACACAAAACTTACTAAATTTTTGTCTAGTGTTACAAAACAACAAGGAAACTAATTATGAGTGACATTAAACATGTAGGAAGAATTAAGAATAACGGAAAGAAGTGTATTGTAGTATTTAGAACTTTGCCTGGTGATGCATTTAATTGCCTAGCAGTATTAACAGAATCTTTGACTCCTAGCTATCACGATTCATTAATTAGTCTAGTGGAAAGTAATGCTAGTCAAACATCGTCAGAACTTTCAGAAGTATTTGCTAGAGCATTTTTTCCTGATGGTACTACAGTCCTTCCTTCGCTGCATAGACAAGGGCTTTTACAAAAAGTTCCAACTGATCAAATAGAAATGACGCCTAATTCAAACATTAGTGTAGTGTTAGCCGAATTAAATCAAATGATAGCTGAACAAAAAGGTGTTAGTGTACAAGATTTAGCACTAAGAAGCCCTGTAGAAGTTCAACAAGTTGCAACAGCTAAGGATATTAGCCCTGTACAAGACAATACAGAACCAGTAATCGATCAAGCTAAAACTACATCTACTGATGTAACTGGACCACAAGTTCTAACTGATGAAGAAATGGCTAAAAAATACAGAAGCGACGCTGATAGATTAAGCAAAGAAGCTGCTCAACTACGCAGACTAGCCGAAGAGCTAGTTCCTACTAAGAAAAAGGTAGCTGTAAAAGAGTGACTAAAGGGAAAAAATTTCCCGAAGATATTGTAAAACATTGGCCCGAAATATTTGAAGATATTTCATTTAATGCAATACCAATTGATTATTTACATTCAATAATAGTCACTTTTAAAAATGGTAAAACTTGGGAGGTAAGTCTTAATGGGAAAAGTAAAGAAATATTTGAATCAGAAATCAAAGAATGGTTTACCTCTTATGAAAACGAAATAGACAACGTAGACTTTAAACTAGATACAGAAAGAATTAAAAAAGATATTATTAAAAAAACTAACCAATTTTTAAAACAAAGAAAGATTAAATAAATGCATGTCAGACTTTTATCATACAGTCAGCCAACTAGCGAGTTTGCCTCCTTGGGAATCACCGATGCACAGGAACTCATCGCGTTCTGTGCCAGAGTCTCAAACCCGAGTAACCAGCTCAACAACGACACCAGTAGCAAGCTCATCAGGTACCTCGTACGACACAAACACTGGAGTCCACTCGAAATGGTTTCAGCTTGCTTGGAAATTACGACGACACGAGATATTGCAAGGCAAATCCTTCGTCACAGAAGTTTCAGTTTCCAGGAGTTCAGTCAGAGATATGCAGACCCTACAAAAGATCTTAACTTCGTTAGACGAGAAGCAAGACTTCAAGACACCACTAATAGACAAAATAGTATAGAAACTGACGACGAAGATTTACAAAAACGTTGGGACAGATGGCAAAATAATGTTATCACAGAAGCACGTATGGCCTATAACTGGGCTATCGAAAACGGCATTGCTAAAGAGCAAGCTCGTGTTGTGTTACCCGAAGGCTTAATTGAAAGCAAAATCTATATGAATGGCACACTACGTAGTTGGGTTCACTTTATCGAATTGCGTAGTGCTAACGGTACACAAAAAGAACATCAAGAAGTTGCTAAAGCTTGTGCGGCAGTAATTGCTCAAGTATTTCCTATGACATCTGATTTTATTTCAGAATAACTTGTATCTCCAGGATACAATGGCAACTGTGTTCCTGGAGCTCTTTTGGGAATTTTACTATCAGCACTGCTTACACAACTTGGTGTAATACACATCTCCGGTGTGTCAAATAGTTTAAATCCTGTTTCTATATTTCCTAGAGGTTTATCATAGCAACTGTAACTTCTTTTTATACTTCCGTCTGGTTCTCTAATAATAACGCCTCTAAAACCACTAGAGCACTCCCATCCTTGGAATTTGTTAAAGTTAAATGCGTTGAATCGTTCTGCTTGATCCATATACCAAACTTTTTTATTCTTATCTATAAACTCTACTTGAAAGTGTTGAGGTATGTCTTTGTTTTCATTCTTATATAATGGATCTGGCATTTTTACAAAAGTCGGAGCAGGCCTTGATACTAACTTAGCTTTAGTGGCCTTGTGTTCTGTAAAAGCTCGTTGAGGCATTCCATTGTGTAGTTTTTCTAACATCTCCGATGTATAACCATCTACTACTCTGCTGGCAGTAGGATCGCTTTGAGGTTTTAATGTAACATTGATACCTCTATTGTGAAAATACAATGCATTTTCATAATCACGATCAAACCATTCAGGAACCATTACCATGTTTATAGTTACTTGAACATCATATTCCTGACATAGTTCCAATTTATCTCCAAACTCTTTCATTTTTTCCGGAGTGTTTACATGTTCAGTATGTAGACTAGCAGTAATACTGGCTCTATGAAATTTACTTACAGCGGAACAGTATTCTTGCTCAAACCATTTTAATGTTCGACTCATGTTAGTGGTCATATGAACACTGGTATAATTGGTATTCGATGCATCATCATTCAAATGATTTAGAATATCAATATATCCTGGATGAAACGTAGGCTCGCCGCCGCTGAGACTAAAATGAAAACTATTGAATCCTCGTTCACGTGCTTGACGTTTTATTTCGTCAATAGTTTTAATACATAGTTCGGTTGGTCTATGATCTTTCTTGTCGCTTCTAGCATAAGGCCAACAATAACTACATCTGTAATTACAATATCTTCCTAGTAGCCAACTAACTGTAAACAGGTCTCTGTATAACATGTTTCGTTGCCCAACTCGAACAATGTCGTCGAACGGTATCTTTTTAAAATCGTATTCGGATTTTTCCATTTTTTTTGTACTATAATAGTATCACATAAATATTTATTAAACAATCAAAGTGTCAAAATAAAATGAGAAAATTAATCAGAAAAACTTATATAATTTATATTGTAGACGATAACGAATCATATAAAGATACACTAGGTCGCGAAATTGGTTACAATCTTTTAGAAGCATCTGTAAGACACGATATAATGTATAAGTACTTTTTATCGTATCAAGATGCTTTCGAAAGCTTAAAATCTGAACAAGCACCTAAAGTTATATTCACAAGACCCGGAAATACATTTGACCCTTTATGGCTAACTCAACTTGTGTCTAAAGATTCCGATTATTCTTTAATAGGACATATCTTAGACAGAAAATCTGAATATTACGAATTACATAATCAATGTTTTATCCTAAATGTAGAAGATTGGAAAAGATGTGGGTCTCCTGCTTACGATGCTCTAACTAATCAAGTCTGTGTAAACATACATAGAAGTACTGATAATTTTCACGACGATTACACACCAATGTTTATAGAAAAAGGTCAAGAGTCGCAGACCTTTAAAAAAATTAAACCTGGAGGACTAATAATTAGTAAATTGTTAGAACATGGTTTTAAAATAAGACCCTGGACCGACGAAGAGAGAAAACATAAATTCTATCTTTACAACGATTTAGTATTAAAATATGGATCATATCTACGTATCGAATGTACATTTGATGATACTATCTTTAATTGCACTAACGAGCCAATTATTAGATTTGAATTGCCTAGTATAAAACGACTAGTAACACCTGCTAATGGATTACAAGCTCTACAAATTTTAGACAAATGTCCTAATGCTCATGCTGTAGATTTTAGAGATATTAGTCAGCCTGCTATTGATTTTACTAAAAAAGTAATCTACGATTATAATGGAAAAGATTATGATCAATTGTGTTTTGCTAGCGGATACAACTTACAGGTTTCAGATATAGATGAAATAAAAAAATCAGAAAAAGATTTTCTTGGAGGACTAATTGAACCTTTCTCTGAAATGCAGTTTCGTCTTTCAGATGTTAAATTAAATTTTTATAAGGAAAGTTTTTTCGAAATAGAAGATACCATTCATAGAATAAAAGATAATACTCTCTACGCATTTAGTAATATCTTATCATATAGAAAAACTGCCTATTTGTATAGTCAAATACATTTTAATTTAATGATAAAAACATTGGCTAGTGCCGAAAGAATTAATAAAAATGATAGCTATTTTTTAGGAATTTTACCTACTAGTGAAGGTAATATGAGAGGGTATGGATTATTAAGTGTTAAAGACATCAACTTATATCCCGATGAAGAATTTAATTTTCCTTGGAGACAACAATTATATGAGTACTATACAGAATATCTCAAAGTTCTTCGAAAAAAGGAAGTTAGAGAAACATTATTACAACCTAGAATCGATACCTCTAAATTTTAGTGCCGACGATCAGTATAAATGGATAATCGAAGAGTCTAACCTACGAAGTCTAAAATTAAACATATCTATACCGTATCAAGAGATGTATCAAGAATCTCTTAAATTATTAGAAGAATTTTATTCCCACAGGGAAGAAGGCGAGTCTCATAAAGGTTGGAAAAGTCTGGTAATTCATGGTCGAGGAAAACATATAACACAAGGCGACGATCAATACGAAAATTTAAAAGATCTTCCTGATTATCATTGGACTGAAATTGCAGATAAATGTCCGATTACAACTTCTTGGCTAAAACAAAACTCATTTTTAGATAAATTTCTCAGAGTTCGTTTTATGTTATTGGAACCTGGAGGTTATATTATGCCTCATAAAGATAATGATAAAAGAAAATTACAAGCAATTAATATTGCGTTAAATAATCCAGAAGACTGTAATTTTGGAATGGAAAATTATGGTCTTATTCCATGGAGTCCTGGAGATGTTAGGTTAATTGATATTAGTACAGTTCATGCAGTTTGGAATAATAGTTTCACTCCTAGAATACACATGATTATTCATGGGTGGCCTATTCAACAATATAGAAACTACAGAAATTTAATTATAGAAAGCTATGAAAAAACATATAAAGAAAATATTACATCTAGGTTGTAGTTTTAGTCAATACAATCACGAAGGAAAACATGGTATTCCTGAAAATGTAGTGGACGTCTTAAAAGAAAATTCGATTAATGTTAGATACTACAGTGCAGCGCACGGAGGGTGCGATATTGGTACTCAATTTGAAATACTTAAATCTGAAATAAAAAATAATTACGATTTTATCATATTTCAAATTACCAACGATAGAAGAAAACATATTAGAATAAATTCTAAACAATTAAAGTGGACCTTTAGCGAAACATATCAAAATATTTACAAATGTGATATGTCGGTAAGAGATAATTTTGTATTTTGGAATCCAAACTATGAACAAATCATTAATGCTTTTTGGCCGCAACGTGCATCAAGATATAAAGAAATAGCCAAAAACAGTTATTTGTATGACTGTGATGATCAAAGTATTTATTTTTCATATATGTGTGCGATTAAAAAAATATTAGAACAGTGCTCTATACCGCATTTAATATACACTCACTGCACTCCTCATTGGGAAGTTCACCATGTTTTGTTTAATGAATTTATAAATTCTATTGTAGATTTTGATGTTCAAACAGAATTAAAAGAAAATTTTAATAAGTTTATTTACGACAACGGACATCATTTTGACAATGAAGGTAACAGAGTAGTAGCGGAGAATTTAATCGTTCCTAAAATTCTCCCCTACTTGTAATTACATTTTGGATTGTTCTCTGCGCCATTCTAAAAGCAAATCGTCGTCTAACTCGATTAAAAAAGTTAATAGTAATCCCATTTTAGCATTCCATAACTTTTTTCCTTTAGTTTTAGTGCCTTCATTGGTATTATGTAATTGCACAGCATCGAACCACATTGGTTTTCCTGGTTCCCAATCTAAAATAGTTTCTGCACTTAATCCTCGCAGGCGTTCATAAGGTGTATTCATTACTTGATTAAAAACTGCTTTGTCAAAAGGAACTGCATTGTTCTCTTTAGAAATTACATTTCCTTGACCATCATGAAATTGTAATTCTGTATAATCAGTTGTGATTTTGTAAACACTGGCAATATTAGGTACAAGCCCGCCACCATTATATACATGCGCCCAATCGATATGTCTTTGATCAAAAAACACGATTTGCCCGCCATCTTCTTCTTCTAAATGTGTGCCTATCCATAAAGGAAGAAGCCAATTTTTCCAACAAGTGTATTTTCTTTGTTCGTGATTTAAAGGTATTTTATTAAATGTAGTAGTAAAATCTTCTGGACGTATACTATCATTATGCAATCCGTATTGCTGAGGAGTAATAAAATAATTTCCGCCTACTTGAGGACTCTTTCCTGCGTCGATGCCTAAACAACTATCAATCCTGTCTTTAAATTTTAAATACACTTCGTGCAGTTGTCCGGCAACTAATACTGTTCCATTTTTATTCATTCTTACTTCTTTGCCGCCGGCAAAGGCAAATTTCCAAATCCAATCTAGTTCCTCTTTAGAAAACATAGGATCACTGGATTTATCTGCACGACTAATATGCCTACGCATGTTTTCAATAGCAATAGGATGATCCATGGGCAGCATATAATGCTCTCTTCTAAAATCATTAATGTATTCCATCGAATACTCCTTTCATTTCTGTAAAAATATCTTCAAATTTTAAATTTCTTTGTTGATCTAGTAGTTTTAAGTATTCAGCAGTTTCAGGAAGTCTATTACTCCAATCTTCTGACTTCATAAATTTAATCATACCACGTAATCTTTTAATTCCGTATTCTGCATTAATCCACTGTTCTTTAGTAATTTTTCCTTTGTACCACGAAGGAATTCCTAATTCCCAATTTTCTGTCCACCAAGGAATAAATTCTTCGTAATGTTGTTCGCACTTATCTTTGAACCACCGAGGCAATATTTTTACATTTAAATGTGCAGGCCAATATACAAAATGATGGTTTATTCCTCCTGCTCCAAAAGGCCACATATTAATTTTTTTATAATTTTGTTCTAGTTTCCATTTTATAAATTCAGGAATATAATAAATGTTTAACGCTTGTACTGCACAAGCAACAGTCACTTCTACATTATTTGATGTTTCATTATCCAGAATTCTAAACACTTCTTCTGTTCTTTTCCAGTCACTGGGATATCTTATGTAATCATTTTTCTTACCTATGGCATCTACACTATAATGAAATCTTACAAGCTTAAATTCTTTCCATAAATCGAATAAATCTTCTCTCCACTCTATTCCGTTACTATTATATCTTACTTCTAAATTTTTAGCATGGCCTTGTCTTATACATTCTTCTAAAATGTCGTAATGTTCGTCAATAATTAATGGCTCACCTCCGGCAAAGTATAATTGCTGCATGTTAGGTATTTGTTCATTAAACTGCTGCCAAAATACAGGATTGTTTTTATGCCAGTTAAAACTAGATCCATTAACACTGCCTTTATTTTCCCAAGCCATTGTTTTACTTAATTCTTTATTTTGTACTATAGGATAAATTTTATTCCATTCAGGAATCCAACCACTACTATCATGAGGAGAGCACATGACACAAGCTAATTGACATTTAGATCCAAATCTTAAATCAATATATTTCAAGTTTGGAGGAACCTGTCCGTCGTCTGTAGTTTGTGCAACTAACTGATCAATATTCACTCGCTGTGCCCAATAATTAGTTTCCCATTGACGCTTACTTAAATGTCCGGAATCTTCTTCTTTATAACACTTTGAACAACTTTCAGGTTTGCCATTTGCCAACATAATTTTTCTTACATTTTTCATGTAAGTGCTATTCCAACCTGATTGTAAATCGCTTACATTTAAATTAGCAGGCTTTCCTTCTTCAGTTTTTAAAATTCCGACATGGCCACCGGTTTCGTCATTAGTTGAGCCAACACCACTAGCATTAGCAGTGCAGCAAACTCGCATACTACCGTCGGGTCTTGTACTTAAATGTATCCAAGGTAGAATACAGAATGTGTCTGATGGATATTTTTTCATGGTAGATTATTTAACGTTATTTAGAGAACTGATCATTAAACATGTCATTTTTAACACCGCAAGTCTTAGCACAAACTTGTAGCTTACCTTCTGCACAACTAGACTTTTTCCAACTATTGGGAATTATATCTTGAAAATATAATCCATTTACAATAGATTCTAAATCGTATTTTTTTGCATTTAGCTTTTCTTTGCCTATTTGATTTATTGCTTTCCAAATTTGAGAACCTCCTGGTAACCAATACCAAACATACATTTGGCCAGCTGTCCAGCAGCAAGGCTGAACTATGCCTTCAGCAGATATGTAAAGACTTTTTTCTTCTGAAACTTTACAACGTATAGGCACTTCGTCCCAATATTTTTCCATTGGTTTTTTCTTATCAGGGTCGCTATTAAATTTCTGTACTGTCTGTACAAGAACAACTTCCTTTGCAGTATTAGGAACAAAATCAATCGCATCTTCTATTTTATCAATCTTACTTAACTCGACTAAAGAACTATTTTTGTATTTTTCTTCAGTAGGAGGCTTTAATAATGTTGTTTGACCTTTCCTATTAGCAGCCTGATGTGCATCTTTAGTAGCGCCAGAAACATTACTAAAAAATCTTGCCGATTTTTTAAACTGAAATTTTTTAAAACCCATTTGCTCACTTAAAATTTTAGCATCATCGACTTGATGTTGATTATGTTCAAATACAATGTAATCCCATCTTGCTTGCCCACCAGCAGATATAAACGCCTGAGCATTTTCCATAATTTTTGACCATATAGTATTTTGTCTATAAAGATGATTAGTATCCTCGAGCCCGTCAATACTAAACACAACATATCCATTATTTCCTATAATTTCTGCTAGTTTTTTCCACCAGTCAGGTTTTTTAGCACTGCCATTCGTGTGCATACTTAAATTTATTTTAGAACTAATATTTCGAAAATATTGAAAAATCTCTAATGTATCACGAGCAGCAATAGGATCCCCATAATTGCCGCACATGTAGATCCTATCTAGTTGATTAATAAAATCAACAGAAAATATTTTTTTTATATCTTCTAAAAATAATTCTGTATTAGGCAATTGAGGATTATCCTCTCCTCCATTGATATTTCTTGCACACATTGGACAAGCAGCGTTACAACTATCTGTAACTTCTAAATGCACTGTTTTTATTTCGTTATATTGATATATCATTTCATTCAAACAAATAATTAAACTTTGTAAAATAATCTTTATTTACAGCTTCTTTAAAATATTCAAATTCTTCTTTTAACTTGGTGCTAGCTCTATAACTAAATTCATGATTATCTAATAAATTGAAGACATTTTCAAAATTTGATTCAGAATCTAATTTACAATCCTGAATCGCGGTTGTTAAAGATTTTTTTATTTCATCAATGTACTTCTTCGGTAGTACATTTGTTGACATTGATCTTGGGGCTACTAATAGAATAGGGTTTATCGCGCAACGATTATTTTGTCCTACTTTGTTTCTCCACCAATAAATTAGTTCATGCAAATATCTTATATTTAATCCGCTTACTACTGGCACCAATGTTAAATAAAAATTACTGCTAACATTTTTAATAGCTAAATTGATATTGTTCTCAATGTCATTCCAATTTGAACTTGTTCGAAGATATTCATTAAGTTCTCCGTATGCATCTATACTTAGATTTAATTCTACACGTTTAAACTGTTTTAATAGAAAAAGTTGATGTTCAGTAAACTGAGAAGTATTAGTGTTACACCAAAATACTATATTTTTCGCATAATCTTTTTCTACGAGATAATTTATAAATTCCCACAAAGGTTTTATTATAAATGGTTCCCCTCCTGTTACATAAAGATATTCAAGTTTACTAACTATTTCTTTTAATCCTTGCCAAAATATTTCGCTCTTATCTAACTGAGATTGCGCTGGAGTAAGTGTCCACCAACGTTGATTCATCAACATGGTTCTTTTTTCTACTCCCATTTTTTGTCCTATAGAAGTTATAAGAGAGCTCCAATCAGTAGAACACATAATACAAGCATAATTACAAGTTCTTGCAACTTGTAAATTATAATAAGTTGGTATTAAATCAGTTCCACGTTTTTCCCACTGAAAAAAATCTGTAGGTAAAGTACTTTTGTTATGTTTGTAAAATACTTCCCACTCCTCTAATCTTTTAGATTTAAATCCTTGTTTTTCTTTGAACCAACAAGAATTACATTCTGGTATTTTTTCTCCGTTAATTAACTTTTTTCTAGCAGTGTTATAGTATTCGTTGTTAAAAATTTCTATTATTTTTTTAGATCTTCCATCTACTAAATTAATATCTATATTAGGTCTTGCTTCACAACACAGTTTAATTTCACCACTAGTTTCTGTACTAAAATGCATAAAGGGCAAAAGACACATTGTCGGGTGTTTAGCAGGAGAAAATCTTTCTATAAATTCGTCTCGGTCTGTCATTGATCTTTATCCCAATACATTTTATTATTTTTTTGATAAAAATAATCTTTAGATATTTCAATCATTTCATTATAATCAACTCTATAATGAAATGATTGATCTTTATAATATATAGCTATTCTAACATAAGATACAATTTTAGATTCAGGTCTTGGGCCTCTTGTTTTATATTGTATATGCCATGATGCAGTATCTGTGCGTATTTCTGCTCCGCCTTTTTTATCCCATAATTCTAAAATTTTTTCAAATTCTGTTACTTTTAAAATATACGTATTGACGCTATTAGGGCTCACAAGTATACTGAAACTAACTTCATTAGTTTCTTTAAACAAATAAATCTTTAAAGGTTTAACAAATTCTAACATCAATTATCATACACCAAATTTACATTTTTACCTGGACCTACTTGACTGGGTAATCCTCCGTACTCATCAATATACCATTTAATAACTGCTTTGTACCAGTTCTGACTGTCGTGATGAGCTTGTTGATTAAATTTAAAGATGTTGTTATTTGTAGCCTCCATGGCAGATAACGCCCTTGCAGATTCTTTCTGAAGAGTTCTTAAATCGAAATCATTTATATCCAATTCTCAAAAATCTCCTATACTTGGGTAATTCTAATTCTCCTCGATACAAACATTCTTTCATCGGTGTCATATCAGAAAATTCGTCTAAAGAGTTAACACAATTTACGTGATCTTCAATGCCAAAATAATCATTAGTTTGAAGCACAAGTAATTTTCCGTTTGGTATACTGTCATACCATTGATTAAAATTTTCTATATGTTCACAACTAGTATTAATTATTGTGTCAGGAACATCAGTTAATGTTAACTCTGACCCATCGAGTTTGTTAACTTCGTATGTTGTTTTATTATAGTTTAAATTTAAAATATCAGCAGTAGCAGCTTTAAATTTCCATTGATCTATTTCCCATGGTTTATTAAATCTTTCTGCTATATTAACACAGCTAGGATCAATGTCAAAACTTCTAATTTTATTAACTTTTAAATTATTTTCAAATATCATAACAGCTAAAGTAGCGTACCAGCCAGCACATAAAAATACAGTTCCTAAATCTAAATCAAGTTTTTTTAACTCAGAAATCAACCATCTTTTACTTAATAACTGCCCTTGAGAAAAACAGTCAGTATCATAATCAATGTTCTCTGAATAAAAATACTTAAAAGCAGCAACGAATTGCGTATCTAATTCTTTCGATAACAATTTCCAAAGACTCCAGTAATTATTCTCTAATAATAGTTTTCTTAAATCTTCATTATTCACTAATCTAAAAATACTGTGTAGATTTTCCTCAACAACTGACTTTCTTAAATCTTCGTTCTCGATCAGTCTAAAAATGCTATTTAAATTTTCTTCAGTGACTGCTTTTCTTAAATCTTCGATATCATTAAAATTATTCATCGATCTAAAAATACTATGCAAATTTTTTTCGATAACAGCTTTTCTTAATTCATCAACTGTTTCATTATCTCCAATTAATCTAAAAATACTGTGTAGATTTTTTTCAATAACAGCTTTTCTTAAATCTTCGTTCTCGACTAATCTAAAAATGCTGGAGAAATCTTTATCAGTGTAAGACCTGCGTAAGTTCGATATTTTTGTGTTGTCGGGAAATAATAATTCAAACCTGTCTAACAAATCCTTAATTTCCATTAAATCGTTCCTTTAACCATTCGAAATCGTTTATCTTTTTTAACGCATCAATATTGCCTTTATTCATTATTCCATATTCTACACCTTCATGTGCTCCTTGAATTGCATATTTTCCGAACAATTTATCTTTACCCACTGTGCACCAAGTGTGCAATCTTTCTTCTGTTTCATTAGATTTCTGCCTATCAATCACTTTACTACTTAATTTAACACATTCTCTAAACGCACTTTTCCATGTATTAAAAGGATCTGTATTAAATGCAGTAATATTACTAACTTTCTGAACAGGTATGAAATGTCTACTTATGCTAGTAGTCATATCTGGTTTAGATATATCCATATATAATGTTAAATTACGAGGTAATAATTTAATTCCGCCATATCCGTATGTAAGACCGTTTATTGGATTAATGCTTCTCCACACATGCACATGTTCTAAAAATTTTTCTTCTACTTTATAATCAAAACAAAAATCATCTAACACTTGTGAATCACCATCTACTACCCAGAACATCTTTGTTAACGCAAGTTTAGCAGCTTCAATATGTGCTTGATGAATTCCGGTGACTCCGTGAACACGTTTTGCTGTTGAAAATCTTTCCAATAAATTTTGATAATTTATATCAGCATGAGGTTCTTGATAGCTTATAAAAACAATATCATACATTACTTTTTAATAATCCTTGCACCGTTAGGAACCCTAGAAGGGTTAGTAAATACTTCTTTAAAAAATTTAGATTGCATAGCAGTTAATGGCTCATCAATAGGTATATGTAAATCTTGAGCCAACTTTTCACCAAATTTACTTATCTCTTCATCGAGTATAGTTTCATTAATTAAACTTACATCTGTTCTCCAAAATTCATTTAACCAGCTAAAATCTCTCACATTGACATAATCCCAATCTGTACAATTAGTCATGTAGCAACCTTGTCTCGCTCCTAGAATCGCCCAACGACCGTTATCTACATCTGCTCCTACATTTAACCATGTTAACAATCTATGATAATTCTTTTTATGTATTCTCTTAGAAAACAATTTATCAAAAGAAGGCTTTATACCATCATATAAACTCATTTTAACACCTTCTCGAAATCCTGCTCGCCAAGCTTGCCACGGAGTAGCATTGTTATATACTAAACTCATACATTCGTCTAATGTTATGTAATTTATATCCCAACAAAAATCAACTTGGCTTTGAGGACTATCTGCATTTTCATGAGTTTTCATATTCAATATGAACTCTCTGGGCCAACATTTAATACCTCCGTTACCATATTTTAAACCATTAATAACATTTAACCCACACCAAGAAATTACACTTTTGTTGTATAATTCTTCTGATTCGACTTCTATTATTTGTTCAAAAAACTTTAAGTCTACAATATTATCAGCATCAATAATTATTACTCTTTCTGTTTGAGCTAATTCTGCACAAGCTTTATGAGCAGAATCAGACCCTTCGACACCATGAACTCTTTTTGCCCAAGGACACTTAGTTAACAAATCCGCATAATTTTTTTCAGCATTAGGTTCATCATAACTTAAAAAAACAACGTCGTGCTCTAATATTTTAAATTGTTTAGTCATACATATATTCCAATTTTATCAAAATGTTGTTTGCTTTTTATTAATAAATTTTCAAAAAAGTGTTCATATTCAGTTTCGAACCGGAATTCAAGTGTGTCATTTATCAAATCTGCAAGTTTAATTACAAAAGTTCTAACTAGAAAATTATGTTGATCACGTTTTACCAAATAAAATTCTAATAGCTTATCATAATGATTCGTTTCTATTAAATTTGCCACATCTGTATCTAACATAAACTTCCAAGTAAACGTTTCAATATTGTATTTTATCATTAAATCTGCACTATCTTTTTGTACAGTTAGATCAATTAAATCATTATATCTATATATGCCAGCGGTGTTAACTTTTTCTTCTATTGTAAATTTATTAAATCCATGATTTTTTACATAATGCCCTGGATAACTTTTAAATCCAAGATAAAAATCTTTTACTTTCGATTGTTCAATTTGAAAATAATTGTTTGTTTCTGGTAATATAGAAGTAATTTGTAAAAGATTCATTTCATCATCGTATATTACATAAACTAGATTATTCATTCTCAATTATTCCTATTATTTCTTCTGTTAAAAATTCATCTTCTGTGTAATGAAACAATCCATTTTGTAAATTATTAGATAGATAAAATTTAAAATTTTTAGTAAAATTTATCAATAGACACGAAGACCATGAAGCAGGTATTTCTTGCCAGTTTTGTAGTTCTTTTTTCATATGTACAAATTTTATAGGACTATTTGGCAAGGTAAATTCTTCGACTGCATCTAATATTTTAGTAGCTATTGCAACATTAACATCCATGCTACAAAAATTTTGATTAGAAATTGGTGTAAATTTTTTATAAAAAACTTTATAATTTTTTACAATTACTTCTAACCATTTGTAAAATTCATATGCTCTCTTAGTTTTTTTAAAATAATGAAATCCAAAATAAACATTTGGTAAACTATTTTCTGTAAACACCTTTCGAAGTTTAGTATCTTTGATTATATTATTACGATAATCTAAAACTTCTGAAGTTAAAAATACATCGTGTTTTTCTAAAATATCCCACCAGTCATCATTAGAAGTTAATAACAACATATCTGAATCATAAACCATTGTTTCATCAAAAGGAGAAGTATGTATTAGTTTCCAACGATTTTCAATTTTCCAATGAGAATCTTTAGCATCATCGTCCCATGGTATTTCTATAATGTAATCAAATACATGTTTATATTTTTTTGGTATCAAATTATTTGTTACTATGGCTACATTATTAATAGAATTATTTTTTTTAATAGTCAAAGCAAGAGCATATGCTTGTTTAACATAATCAACATCTGAATTTTGTGCAAAAATTAAATGACCTTTCATATAATACTTTCAATAAGACTGAATTTATTCATTACATGAACATCAACATTATTGACCTTAGTAGGTATATACTGACCTCCTGAATTTTGTTTTTCAATTAAAAACGAACAAGAATTATCTGTTATATTATACAAATAATCTTTATCAAGAGTATAATAAATTTTTGAAGGAATTATATTATTAAAATTATTAGAAACAAATCCAGAAGTAATATGTATAGCTATACTAAATGCAAAGTCATTTCTAAATTTTGAATCTGGAATTTGATATAAAGATCTATAATAATTCCAATTATTTTTAATTTCTTTAACTAGTTGAAAAAAAGTTTTATTTTTTTCAGATTTCTTAAAAATTAAAACAGTAGCCCAATAAAAAGGAATAGAAAACTCTGATACATAAGTAAATTCTTTTGAATTTCTCCAAAATGATAAATCGCATGAATCTTTAAAAATTAGAAAATCTTTGTTTATATCTAGGCATTTTAATAAAAAATCTGAATTAATTATGTAATCTACATCTAATACAATAGTATGTTCATATGGTGTTAAATCATACGCTAATGATCTATTGGAATTTTTCCAAATGATATTCTGAAATTCAGCAGTGCCGTTATTAAATACTTTCTTTTGAATTGTGGAATCTTCTATCTCTATAATTTCATCGAATATTTCAGTTTTATCTAAATTTTCTAAATAACTTTTAGAATCTGTTACTAAAGAAACAGGTAATTTTAAATGTTTTTTTATACGTTCAGCAGAAAAAATTGCCAACGAGACATAATCAACTGTTGACTGAAAAGCAAATAGAATTACCCCTCTGTTCATAAATCTAAAATACTTTCTGTTTTTCTAGTATTTTGAAGCAGTTTATAATCTGTTAAAAATTTATTAGAAGCAAATGTATATTGATGTAAAATATTTTCTAAAAATATAGAAACGTTATCAATAAAAATTGGTAAATTATTTTGATCAATAATTACTGCGGTTGTTTGATGCAATATTTTTAACGATGTAACAAAAGAGATTAGCTGTTGATCAATTTTAAAAGTTCCACCATTACAAAAATATAATGTAGATAATTCAAATTCTTCTTTTAGTATTTTTTTTTGAGTCGATATTGCTGACATAAGATTAGCCAAATCAAATGCAGCTTCAAAATTATTAGTCATTAAAAAACCTCCGCACTTATTAATTATGCAGAGGTTAGTTTTTTAAAGATATTTCTGATTACGATCCAGCTACAGAAATATCGTTAGTAATGCCAGCTTGTGCAGATAGTGCTAGGCTTGGTCCGCTAACTGTGACGCCTCCAGCTACTACTGGTCTTAAAATTTCAACATATTGTGTTAATTTTCCAGTATTTTGTTCATCTACATTACCACCTGCTAGATCCTGAAATCTAATTAAAAATGTTAATTGTGTTGGACTAGCAGCACTGTCCGAATACATTCTAATATCATAGATATTAGAACTGTATGCACTGGCAGATTTAGTAAAAATTGTAGTAGCGGTTGTAGGTAAGTTACTAGTCACATAGCTAGATGCTGCTGTATAAAAACTATACTGCGGAGTTAAAGTGCCTGCTGTAGCAAATGATCCAGCCAATTGTTCTACAGAATTATACTTATAAACTACCTTTCCAAAACCTGAACCTGGGCTAGTACCATTTTTAGTAGTAGAGGTTCCAAGTATGTTATCCCATTCTATATCTTTTGTTAGACTAGAAGTTCTATCTATTTTTGCAGCATAAAATCTAATTTGACCGCCAGCATTGAAAAAATATCTTGCTTGTAAATTATCAGCAAACTTTACTCTTGCACGATAATATAAAGTTTGGTTCCAATTAGCTACGTATTGCGTACTAGTAAAAAACAATTCGGACTGTGCTTGAGAAATAGGATCCAATCCTAGCAATCTCTGATCGGTTACAATTTGATTCGCATAATTATCAAATGCTACTCGAATAGCTTCAGTAATTGTAGTAGTTCGATTTAGAACAGCAGGAGCGAAAGGTGTTTCATCTCTCCCAGTTTGATGCTGTCTTGCTTTAAGCATATCTGTTCTTAAGTTATTCCACAGTGTAGCACTAATTGCTGTTGATTGGGTAGCGGACGAACTAACTGGAGTTTGACCGTAACCAGTTGATCCAGTGCCTAACACTGTAATTACTTTATTTCTTATGTTATTATAATCTGCTGCTGTAATTGCCATAATATTTTATCCTTACAATACGACGCACTCAACTAACTTTACACCTTCGTCAAGATTAGTTTCTAATGCGATAGCGAATGTATCAGGGAAACTTCTTGAAGTTACTTGCTGGCCTCTCAAAATTAAATGTGCTGGTGCAGCCGTTCCGTTACTTGCTGCCATTAACTTATCACCTTTTTCAACAGGTCCAGAAACTTTTACAGGAACTCTGCCTTTTAATGCAATATATGTACCGCCCAATAATCCGTCATTCATCTTAAATGCTGGATTTGCACTTACTGCTCCAAATGCTCTGTCACCAATTTGACAAGCTCTGACTTCTGCTGAGCCTCCTACTGCAACTACGGTGCCTACTTCATATTCTTGATCGGCTAGATATTTTTCTGCTAAGTCAGCAAAGTATGCTGCTGTTGCTGTTCCTTGAAATTCTGTTGCTCTTAGATTTCCGCTGCCGTCTCTACATGCAATAGTGTCAGGATCTCCAATATCTGGTTGACTAACTGCTGCAATTCTATACACACCACTTACTGATAATGCATCTGATTGCTGAGAAGTTCCATACAAATAACTGGCATAAATGTTGTTGTACTGAAAAGAGCTACTGCCAATATTTGAATAAAGTGTAGTTCCTGGTAAAATAGAACTGCCTAAAAGTATTAAAGGCGTTTGTGTTCCTGCAGACGTTGTTTGAAAAACAATCCTATCACCAATTTGATTTCTTACATATGCATCGCTACCAGTAATATATACAGCTAAATCGTTACTGTCGCCTACCGTAAATCCTGCATCAACAAATGTTGCAGCATCTAAGAAACTTGCGCTGGTTTTTGTTACATAATTAGCAGAAGTTTGCCCGCCTAATTTTTCTGCATTAGCGGCTGTGCCCCAATATCTATGAGTGCTACTAGTTATGCCAGTAGCACCTGTGTTAATTAAAGTTAAACCAGCTTTAATAACTGTAAATCCTAGAATTGGATTCACTGCTCCATTTAACGTAAATTCTTCTGTGGCAATTATATAAACTACTTCTTCATCTACAATAGCTTCAATAATAGCATGGGCAACATCTGTGTCATCAAGTACTGATCGAGACCTCATTTGTGTTGTGCCTAGACCTTCAGCGGCCTGCGGGCCTACTAAATAAAAATCTGTTCCGTCATGGGTGTATAATTGCTTATTAGCACTGTCCCACCAAAGGTCTCCTACGGTACCACCGGCAGGTTTTGTACCTGCAGGTTCTGCTCCAATAGTTTTCCAAGCTGAATTATTGTAAAATTTGACTTTTTTTGCAAGACTATCATACCATAATTGCCCACTTATTGGACGAGGAGGTGCTGTTTCTCCGGAAAAATTTTCCAACATATGTAATGCATTTTCATTTTGTATTTCGCCATAGCCAGCGTAATTTTTCCCAATAAGTTTTATATCAAGAGTAGCATCAATGGTGCCATCTTCCACTGTAGCTAAAGTTGTACCATTATATCTATCTATTACATATGCCATTTACTATACTCCTTACTTTATATTTATTAAAAATTCATTTGCCATTGCCATACCGAAGTGGTACTATCGGATACTAATTCAAATAATTTGTTTACTCTTGTTACTGTAATAGTCGCAGGACCTAAATTAATGGGGTTTATGCTAAAATCTTGTAGCACTGGCTCGCTTGGTTGGGTGCCTACATTATCTGATTTATCAACACTTACATAACTCTTAACAAAATCTCCTGTAGGCGATGCAGTAAATTGAATATTTGTGTAAGATACATTCTGTATAGTGCAGTGAATTCTAGCTTCTGTGCCGATCTCGTAGTAATTCGAAGGCGCTATTTGTTCTAACTGATCTGCAATTTGAGTATCATTTAAACCAGTAATATCCATACTAAAACAAATATTTCTACTGGAAATACTGTTATCAACATATTGTTTTGTAACTGCATCTGTGGCTGCGATAGGATCTGATAATCCTGTTATTTTTGGACTTCCTATCAGTACTACATTTCCTGATCCGTTAGGTTCAATTTCCACATCGCCGTTTGCATTTGTGCTAGAAATGCGATTATTATCTATAAAAATGTTATCAACTGTTAGACTAGTTTGAGGTCCAAAACTAGTGATCCCAGGTGCAGAAGTAACCGAAGCAGATAATTGAAATATTGAACCTGTATATTCTAATACGTTTACACCATTAATTTTATATGCCCTAGCACCTGAACTAGCTTCTCTTATATCAAGATTTTCACTCATTCTCCAAGAAGTAGATCCTTGATCCCAAATAATAGTATGATTTGTCGTGCCTCTAAGTACTAGTCCACCTTGATCAGCATACGTATCACTAACGCTACTATCATCGTTGACTGCTAATTCTATTTGATGATCTTGAATTGATAAATTTGATGTGCTAATAGAAGTAGTACTGCCGTTTACAATAAGACTTCCGGTAATTCTAGCATCGCCTGTGACATCTAATGTATAGGCCGGATTAGGTGTAAATATTCCAACTTTTTTAGTTGAAGCAATAAATGTTAACGGTTCTTGATAACCAGCATTGTTTCGTATTTTAAATCTAACGTTTGCATTTAATGCGTTATGCTGATAAAGAGTTAAAAATGGATCTGTGGTTACTTCTATATTACTGTCTGTTCCTAAGATTAACGGAGTTGGATTAACAACACTTAAAGTGCCTGTTGTAGCAGTGTTTTCATCCGTTTTCATAAAGTTAGACGGAGTTTTTAGTTGTCCTGTAACGTCTAATAATGCATCTGCTTTAGTTGCAGTTAATCTCCATTTAGATCCTGGTAATGTTCCTTCGTTAAACCCTGGGTATATATCACCAGTATATCCTGATATAGGTGCCGATGGTGTATAAGATAAGGACGAAGTACTAAAAATTCCTAATAAAACATCATTAACTAAAAGTTTAACAATAGTTTTTGCTGAGCCGTTTGTATCAACAATATCCTCTACAACAAACCCACAACGTCCTTGAGACTCTTTGTAAATAGGACCTGCTAATTGAAGATCTATTCCGTCATAAAAATACAGTTGATTTTGAGTACTGTCGATCCACAAATCCCCTTGACTGAAACTAAGAGGTCGAGTTCCACTTACTATTGGCCCTGATCCTATTTTAAATCCGTTACCGTCGTATACTTTTAATCGATTTTCAGCAGTATCAAACCATATTTGTCCAATTAATGGATTGTTTGGTTCAGTTTCTGCCGCAAAATTTTCTAATATTTTTATAAAATTTTCATTAATATATTCGCCATACCCAGAAACGTTCTTACCTATTAAGGTTAAATCTGTGGCTTGCTGGTCAATAGAACTATCAACAATTTCTGTTAATAAAGATCCGTTAGTTAAATTAATCTGATAAGTCATTCATATTTCCTTAGATAAACTTTCCGGTATAGATTATATAATTTAAACTTATATAAGGATTCATTAATGAAACTGCTTCACCTAAAAGTGCGTTATTGACACCACCGCTGTTAGGCAAAAATTGCCCTTCATTTGGCAGCGACGGACCTTTTGTAGTATGGCTTACAGTATTAACATCTCCTGCAGGATCAGAGCTATTTCTAATTGCATAGTACTGCTGGCCTTTTTCTCCTGTAGATGTTAGTCCCCTCATATCGTGTGTATGTTCTGGTAACTGACTAATTTGCAACTGAGTATCTTGAGTTCCGCTTCCTGAACCTATGTTATTTGCAGCAGAAGCATTAACTCTCGATGCACTTGTTCCAATTGTATAAATTAGATCTCCTGACCCATCATTCTTAGGAACTTTAACATTACTAAACATATTATCTAAACCTAAAGGAAATCTTCCCCTTAAATCAGGCACAGCGAATGTATTCAATCCTTGTAATGCTCCTAGTGGTTTATAAGTATATCCAATAATTTGCCATAACTCTGTATATTCACTGATTAAGTATTCGCTTCCGTCACACAATACGAATCCATTCGGAGCAACTGTACCAGCAAACGGCATTAACGATCCAATTGGTAATACGCCTGCTCTTGAAAAGAATGCCGCAGTAGTTACTTTTTGTAAACCTGTTGCTGGTCGTTGTATTAATAATAAATCATCGTCATTGACTGAACTTACAAGTGTTTTATTTCCAATAAAATCTGCACTAACTGTGGCTGTAAATTCTGCTAATCCACTAGGTTGTAATCCATTAAAACTTACAGTATTACTAGTTACTTCACCTACTAGTCTAAAATTAGTGGCGCTTGCTAATCGACTGGCACTACCTGTTACTGAACCGATTAATTGTCCTGAAAAAGAACCTTCAAAGTTAGATGAAACAACTTTTGTTGCATATATATTTCTAAAAGTAGTATCTTCTGTGCCTAAATCATATACAGCAGTTGTTTCTGGAATAATATTATTGCTAACAATATTACCAGTAACTTTAATTCCTTGACCAACATGAATACTTTTTTGTACGCTTAATCCGCCAGCAGTTCTGATTGATCCAGTATTTAAATCTACTGCATTATTTGTACCATTAACAAACAGATTATCACTAGTACGTAATGTGCCATTGATATCTAATTCATACACTGGATTTGTTTTATTAATACCTACATTAGTTCCGCTAACTGTGATAACATCTTGAGCTGCACCATCTTGATTAGTTCTTATAAAGATGCTGGATCCCTCAGTTTTATTGTATAAAACAGTGGCGCCGGTTGAAGTATTTGACAGACTTACAGATAAATCTGAACCTAAAATTAATCCAGCATTATTTCTAATGCTAAAACTACCGTTCGTAGTACTATTAATATCGTTTCTAACAAAATTACTTGCATCAATGCCGCCTAATTTTTCACTATTAGTAGCAGATCCAACAAATCTAAAAGTGCTGTTGTTTAAATTAGTAACTCCGCTATCATTAGTATCTCTTAAATTAATACCTTTCTTAATTTTAGGAAATCCTTCTATTGATAGTTTTGGAGTAAATTCTTGAGAACTTATAATTGCTATTCTTTCGTCGCTGACATATAGACTTATTACAAATCTTTCAATGGTCAATGTGTCTATTAGCGACTCAACTTTAGGACCTGTAACTGTTCCTGCACTAAATTCAGGACCGATTAAAATCCAACTAGATCCAGACCACAAATATAACTGTTGATTAGCAGTGTCTACCCATAAATCACCAATAACACTTTCAGATGCTAAGGGTTGACTGGATCTTCTTTTTACTGTTCCAGCAGGTTGCCAATTTGTACCGTCATAAACTAATAGTTGAGGCTGTGATGGATCGTTATTAGAGTCAGTATCGTACCATAATTGACCTACAACAGGATTATTAGGTGCTTCTGATTTAGCAAAATTTTCTAGCAGATGTAAAAAACTTTCTGCAATAACTTTAGCATACCCTGTATAATTTTTTCCTATAAAACTTATACTTTTTTCTTGGTTTAGACTTTGATCTTCAACTGTTATACCGCCAGGATTATTAGGAGTAT